CAACCCTTCTTTGACTTCAATCAAAGAAGGTTTCAGAAGTTGGCTTCCCGGCCCACGTGGGCGGAGAAATTTTGGGGAATAGTTGGTAAGGCTTGGGTTAAGAGCCAAGGGATGACACGTGCCACCCCAAATCATCCTATTTTGATCTTAGCGAGGATGATTCCAACTGCGATTCTGTGACAACGTTTGAATCGCTCGGTTTTAGCCACTAGTCCTGAAACGACCTAGAGGCTTAGGGTGAACCTTTGTATTCGGCTCCACCTACTCAATCCATATCGGAGAGCTCGAGAGATTCCACTTCTCGAGGAGGTTTCTCGTGTGAGAATGACAGAGTACCTCAAACTGTCTCTAGTAGTTTCCGGGGGACCAGTCCTTCCACTACCACGGGCTCTAGAAATCTTGATGCTAGCGACCCGACCAGCAATTTCAGCTGGCTTTACCCTTTTGGTGAAAAATTTACCTACTCTTTTCCTTTGAGAGGATTTTGGTTTTGTCTTCGAGACTTATAATGCGAGAGTAGATTCGAAAGGCCTTGAGGGTCTCTTCCGACTGGCAACTTCTGCCGTTGGCGTGCTAGGTTCACAGACCTTAAGATCCTACGAGCCCAAGTTCATGGGGGTTGTAGTTTCCAAACGGGTCTATTACTAATCAGCCTTCGGGCTTCCGTTGTCTTCTAAAAGGGGTTCTTAAACCTTTATTTCAGCAGAAACCTTTTAGCTGGAAGTGCATAACCTCTTCCAGATTTATTAGTTTACCTCGATTCTCGAGGAACCCGTTCCATTTACGTATTTGATTCCGAAAAGCTGCACTGTAATTAAATCAAAGAAGCATACCCCAGCTCTTTGATTGATTTCGGTTTAATGCAAATAGTATTTGGATTCGTCAGACTCAATCCAAGCATGTTAGATTTTTTAATCCACATATATAGCTCTAGAGGGGTCTAAATTGATTTCCCCTCCGTCCGTCAAGAAGCCAGAAGATAGGGCTCCATGGTTAATGGCCCTAGATATTAAAATATCTTCTATCAACCTCGACGAGTGCTAAGCTCTATATCCCATAGCTAAAGCTAAAGGATGAATGCAAGGGTTATTTACTATGGATGCATTCTTTTTAATATAGAACTGCTTGGTGGTAATAGTCTTGACTGGGTCACGGTAAATGGCCCATTCTTCCAAGTTCCCGTTACAAACAGAGAACTTTGAGCAGAAATCGATTTAGTGAAATTATCCAATCTTGATTTCATCATGGACGATGACTTGTCCTAAACCGATTGAAATCTCATCTGTTTTACTACTGGCAGTCCTCTGAGTGATAACTCGTAAAACTTGTTGGGAAAGTGAGGAAGTAGTCCAGATGACAGTATCATCTCCAGCTGCAATGTTAGCGAATCCAAAGGTATATTAGAATTAAGGTTGCCAAGGATAGATTCCGCTCATTTCAATTTCATTC